AGCCGGAAAGACGGCACTTTTATACACACAACACACGAAAGAAACAAAATGAATCCATTTGAACTACGCTTTTCCATTTTCAACACAGCTAAAGACATTTTAGTTAAGCAGCATGAAGCCAACTTGACTGTGTGGGAATTGCTTAATAAAAGCTCTAAAAAAGTAGAAGAAGTTTCCCCGAAATTTCCAACAGTTGAAGAAATTGTGGAAAAAGCTATTGAAATAAACAAATTTATTAGCGAAACCAGCCAGCATGAATTTGCTAAACTCGGCAAACGTATCACTGGTACGACAGTAATATTCTAAACAACTGGGCCCCATAATGGGGTCCTCCTCAAGGAAATATCATGGCTGAACTAGCCCCACCATTAGAAAACCTACAAGCACCAGCAAACGATATACCCCCAGAACCAACTCCCCCCGCAGAATAATGGCAACTAAAAAACAAAAAAAATTATTTACTCCAGAAATGGCCGAAACTATTATTGAACTCGGTAAACAAGGCGCGTCTCAAAAAGCCATGTTTGCTGCTATCGGTATTAGTAAAGACACCGCAGCTAAATGGAAAAAAGAAGACCCTGTTTTTATGGAAACTATGTCCATGGCTACTACTTATGGTCAAGCATATTGGGAAAACATGATGTTAGCTAACATCGAAAACAAGGCTTTTAATTCTCGCGTTGCAGAAATTTGTCTTCGCGGACAGTATCCAGAAGAATACAAAGAAAGCCGTGACACAAAGATTGAGGCGAAGATTGAGGCAAAAATAGACTTCAATACCGAGATTTCAAACCTTTTAAAAGCATTAAAATCGTAGTATAATATACAACGGGGAACAGGTTTAGCGACCTTGCCAGTGCCTTAATCACTGGCTACCCACCAAATCTACCATTAAGGGGTAATATCAATGAAGAAGTGCATAAAATGCGGCGTACAAAAGCTGCTATCAGAGTTTTACAAAGACGGAATTAGACTAGATGGCCTTCGTGGCCCCTGTAAGTCCTGTGATATAGAAAAATCTAGGGCGTATAGAGAAGAATTCCCTGAAAAAGCTAAAAAACAAGTTCGTAGTAGCAAACTAAAAATAAAATATGGTATAGATTTAAAACAATTTGACGACATGAAGTCCGCTCAAAATAATAAGTGTGCCATTTGCAATTCCGAATTTATAGATCCGAAATACACTTGTGTTGACCACAACCACGCAACAGGAACCGTAAGAGAGATTCTGTGTGGCCACTGTAACACAATGCTAGGTTTAGCAAAAGAAAACACAAAAACTTTAAAGTCTGCTATAATGTACCTGAATAAACACGCTAAAAAGGAAAACCGCTAATATGTCATTTCATTCGGTATTATCACCATCATCTAGTGCTAGGTGGCTGGCCTGCCCCCCATCAGTTCGTCTTTCGGAAACGCTTCCTGATATTGTTAGGGGGCCAGGAGCATTTGACTATGCAGCGCAAGGTACAGCAGCGCATGAACTTGGAGAGGCTAAACTGCGGTTATCTTTTAAACAAATAACGCAAGAGGAATTTGATGAGCAATACGAAGAAATCAAAAAAGGGCAGTATTATGATGAAGAACTTGAACACTATGTCGACACATACGTCAATTTTGTTCGTAGTCAAGTTGGCTCAGAAGATACAGTCTATATTGAAACCCGTGTGGACTATAGTGATTATGTACCAGAAGGCACTGGTAGCGCAGATTGTATTATTATTGGGCCTACAGAGTGCCATGTGCTGGATTATAAACATGGTATGGTCCCAGTTAGCGCTATTTCAAACAGTCAAGCCCGGTTGTATGCCGTTGGAGCCGTTACAAAATTCGAGGAAAAATACCCTAACATCAAAAACATTAAATACACCATTGTCCAGCCAAGAGCTGACAATATCAGCACCGAAGAAACCACTAAAGAAAAACTCCTCCTCTGGGCAGACACAACTGTCCGTAAAAAAGCCAAACAAGCGTGGGTTGGAGGCGGAGAGTTTCAAGCGGGAGACCATTGTAAGTACTGTAAAGCAAAAGCCACGTGCAAAACCCGTCAAGAGCAGCTAACAGAACTAGCAAAAATAGAGTTTCGTGAACCACAGCTTTTGTCGGACGAAGAAGTAGCTTTGGTACTAAGTAACAGTGAGCAAATAAAAACTTATTTGAGCGATGTAGAAGAATACCTTTTAAATAAAGCAGTACAAGAGAACGTTATACCTTCTGGTTTTAAACTAACAACAACCAAAACGCACCGTAAGATTTCAGATAACCAATTAGCTGCAGCTGTTTTAATAGAGCACGGCATACCAGCAGAACAAATCTGGAATCAACCTACGCTAAAATCTATTCCAAACTTGGAAAAGATTAACCCCGCAGTTCCAGCGTGGCTTGGGGATTTAGTGTTGCGCCCAGAAGGACAACCAAAACTGGTTCGCGTTAAGCAAGCCGCTAAGGATGATTTTGCATGAGTACATGGTTAGTAGCAGCAATGGGAATGGTCTACGCTGTAGTGGCGTTAGACCAGTTTATTAAAGGCGGCATGGGTACTGGCATTATGTTCCTTGGTTACGCCATTGGAAATATAGGACTGGTACTCCAAGTTAAATAGGAGACCGCATGAAAGTCGAATGCCTCGGCAACAACATTGAAGTACCAGATTATTTAATTAAAACATACATTAAACAATTTGATGGATTGCCTGGTAGTGGAAATAGAGAAGCTGTGTTACAATTACGTGGTACAATGTACGAAGTGATTGATTATGTAGCAGAAGATCCAGAATCATTGCACGAATATGAAATCAGAAATGACTTCATTAACGCACTAGCAGTACAAAGAGCATTAGAAGTTCACGGAATATTGCACGACGCATAAAAGTTGTGTATAATGGTGGTACGGGTAGACGAACTGGCCCCGATTGAAGTCCAGTTCTAATGTAAATAGGATATATCATGCAATCTAGTAAAGTTAAAGTAGTAACCGGTAAAGTTCGTTTTTCATACGCTAACGTATTCCAGCCTAAAGCTGGTATGAACGGTGGTGAGCCAAAGTATTCAGTTTCTATTTTGATTCCGAAAACCGATACAGCCGGTGTTGCTAAATTGAAACAAGCCTTTGAGGACTGCAAGCAAGCTAACGCAGCTTTCTTCGGTGGTTCAGTACCAAAAGGTCTTAAAGGTGGTTTGCGTGATGGTGATGAAGAGCGTGATGACGCAGCGTATGCGGGTTGCTACTTTGTCAACGCTAATAGCGCCCAAAAGCCACAAGTTGTAGATGCTAATCGTGAAGAGTTGTTTGACCAAAGCGAGTTCTACAGCGGTTGCTACGGTCGTGCCTCAGTAACATTTTACCCATACAATGCAGCTGGTTCTAAGGGCATTGCATGTGGTTTAAACAATCTTCAGAAGTTAGAAGATGGTGACAAGTTGGGTGGTGGTTCTTCTGCTGCTGATGACTTTGCAGTATAAGTAGTATGTTTTCCTTACACGCCTCTGCCGCCTCATTTATCCGAGTCAACGCCAAGCGCACTTTGTAAGGTTTTTTAGTAGTACCGTAGTACCAGGGAGTGTCCGTAGAAACTGCGGCCTCCCTTTTTCATCAACTCATAACAATAAAAGAAACCATGGATCAATACCAAGAATATATTGCAGCGAGCCGCTATGCTCGTTACCAAGATGACAAAGGCCGTCGTGAAACCTGGGATGAAACAGTTCAACGTTTCGTAGATTATATCTTCAGCCGTACACCAGCATTAAACACAAACAATTCAGATTTAAATCCGTTGTATCATAATTTAAGAGATCAACTTTATGATGCCATTGTTAACCTTGAATTGATGCCGTCCATGCGAGCCATGATGACAGCAGGAAAGAGCGCCGATCGTGATAACACTTGCGTCTATAATTGCTCGTATTTACCAGTGGATGACCCCAAGTCGTTCGACGAAGCTATGTTTATTTTGTTGTGTGGAACTGGAGTTGGATTTTCGGTCGAATCGAAGTACATTAACCAGCTGCCCGAGGTGCCAGAGAAACTTTTTGAGTCAGACCATACCATTGCAGTCCACGACTCCAAAGAAGGCTGGGCAAAGTCATTACGTCTACTCCTCGCAAACCTCTGGGCTGGAGAAATTCCGAAGTGGGACGTGTCCAATGTCCGCCCCGCCGGAGCACGACTCAAAACATTTGGTGGAAGAGCTTCCGGGCCGGAACCATTAGTAGATTTATTTAACTTTGTAGTAAATACATTTAAACATGCTAAGGGTCGTAAATTGCATTCATTAGAGTGCCACGACTTGATGTGTAAAATTGGTGAGGTTGTTGTAGTAGGTGGCGTTCGTCGCTCTGCAATGATCTCGTTATCAGATTTAGACGACGAAAGGATTCGACATGCAAAAGCTGGACCATGGTGGGACACAGCGCCGCACCGCGCTCTTGCGAACAACAGTGCGGTGTATAACGAAACACCTACTGTCGGAAAGTTCATGGAAGAATGGCTATCACTTTACAACTCCCATTCCGGTGAACGAGGCATATTTAATCGGGAGGCTGCTAAAAAGACGGTTGAAAAATACGGGCATCGAGATCCAAATTTTGAGTTCGGAACAAATCCGTGCAGTGAGATCATTCTCAGACCATACCAATTTTGCAATCTTAGTGAATGTGTAGTAAGACATGATGACAACAAAGAAACCCTATTGCGAAAAGTGCGGCTTGCCTCCATCCTTGGTACAATCCAGTCCACCCTCACAAAGTTCCCCTACTTGCGCAAAGTGTGGCAACGTAATACTGAAGAGGAGCGCCTACTTGGTGTCTCACTCACAGGAATCTATGACAACCCACTCCTCACAACCCAAGGACCAGAGCTAAATGAACTACTTACAGAACTTAGAGAGTGCGCTCGAAGTGCAAATGAAGAATGGGCAGCTGTTCTCGGAATCCCTGTCAGCGCTGCTATCACATGCGTCAAGCCAAGTGGAACAGTATCCCAGCTTACTGATTCGGCGAGCGGCATCCACCCTCGCCATGCTAAATTCTATATCAGAAGAGTGCGAGGAGATAAAAAAGATCCTCTCACCCAATTCCTTATTGGACAAGGAGTACCAGCTGAAGACTGTGTTTACAAGCCAACCCAGACTACCGTCTTCAGTTTTCCTCAAAGAGCCCCCGATGGACTCGTACGGGATGACGTTACTCCCATTAGTCACCTCGAGCTCTGGCTTACCTACCAGCGATACTGGTGCGAGCATAAACCTTCCGTCACCATCTCCGTCGCCGAAAAAGACTGGCCAGAAGTCGGAGCATGGACCTGGAAAAACTTTGACGAAATCAGCGGAGTTAGCTACCTCCCCTACGACGGCGGAACCTACAGACAGGCCCCCTACGAAGAGTGCACCGAGCAAGAGTACGAAGAGCTCAAAGCCAAAATCCCTAAAATCAACTGGCTAGATTTGAAGGAGAACACAGACAACGTAGAGGGCGCTCAGATGTTAGCGTGTTCTGCAGGAGTCTGCGAGATTTAAACTATTTCACATGGTGGTGAGTTTGGGGTGCTTCGGCACCCCTTTTTTATGTTACAATAGACTCTTACAGATTCGTCTGGACGCCATAGGAGCATAGCATGACCACCTACTCGATCGACTTTGAAACACGCAGCCACATTGACTTAACGGAACAAGGGCTCGACATCTATGCCAATGACCACACAACAGAAGTGTTGTGTATTGCGTTTGGTACACAAATTGGAACTGTTGTAGTAGGAACACCACATACAAATTCCACAAACATTAACCTACCAGCATTACTAAACCACGTTAAAGCAGGCGGCAAGATCCAAGCATGGAACGCCATGTTCGAGTACGCCATCTGGAACTGCGTCTGTGTACCTAAGTACGGCTGGCCGCCACTAAGGTTGACCCAAGTTATTGACTCAATGGCCATAGCAGCAGCCAATAACATCCCCCAGTCCTTGGGCGATGCGGCGGTATTTATCAATTCGGAGCATCAAAAAGATACCCGTGGTAGATACCTTATTCAGAAGCTATGCAAACCCCATAAAGGCGTGTTTAACGAAGACCCAGAATTGATGCGGGAGTTGTTTGAATACTGCCAGCAAGACGTTCGTGCGGAAATGACGATTACAAGCAATTTAAGGCCCCTCTCACAGGTCGAACAGGAAGTTTGGGAGCTTACCCAGCGTATTAACCTCAGAGGCGTTCCTGTGGACCCAAATGAGCTCCATAACGCCGTTTTGGCTGTGGCAAGGGCTCAGGATGCCTTGGACAACGAACTCGTCTCCTTGACCGGTTTTAAGCCCTCTGAGCGGGCTAAATTGCTGGGGTGGTTAAATACATTTGGTGCCAATATGGACGATATGACCGCAAAGACCGTTTCAGCTAAGTTAGTGGACACTAACTTATCAGCAAACGTCAGACAGGCGCTTTTGTTGCGCCAAGAAGGAAGCCAAACTAGCGTGGCTAAGTACGCTAAGATGATGGAGATACAACGTGAAGGAAGAATTAGGAATACACTGGTATATCATGGCGCTAGTACTGGCCGCTGG